GGAATCTAAGTTAACAGAAACTAAAGAGAAGGTCAGAGCAGAGCTCCGCGAGGAATTCGCTCAACGCTATGAGCATGATAAGAGTGTAATGGTTGAAGCCTTAGATCGTATGGTTACTGATAACTTAACAGCAGAGTTAACTGAATTTGCAGAAGAGAAAAAAGCACTTTCAGAAGATCGTGCCAAGTTTGTTGCTCGTATGCAAGAAACTAGTGGTACATTCGATAAGTTTCTAGTTGGACAGTTAGCTGAAGAAATTAATGAATTCAAAGCTGACCGCCAATTACAAAGCGAATATATGAGCAAAATTGAAGCCTTTATCGGTGAAGCTCTTGCTAAAGAAATTACTGAGTTCCAAGAAGATCGTAATGATGTTGTTGAAACAAAAGTACGCCTTGTTAAAGAAGCACGTAGTCAGTTTGACGAACTAAAGAAAAAGTTTGTACAAACTTCAGCTACGCTAGTTAAAGAATCAGTTTCTAACCATCTAAACGCCGAAATCACTCAACTACGTGAAGACATCGAATCAGCTAAAGCTAGTAGCTTTGGCCGTAAGATTTTCGAAGCATATGCTAGTGAATTTAGTGCAAGTCATCTTAATGAAAATCAAGAAATCAAAGACCTCCAACAGGCGGTTGCTGAGAAAGATGAAGCATTAATTAAAGCACAAGCAGAAGCTGCTGAAAAATCACACATTATTGAGAGCAAAGAAACAGAGATTGCAGCCATTAACGAAAGCGCAGAGCGCAAAGAGGCAATGGTAGATCTTTTAAAGCCACTCAATAAAGAAAAAGGCGCAGTAATGCGCGACCTTCTTGAAAGCGTTCAAACAAGCAAACTAAAGTCTGCTTATGATCGTTATCTTCCAGTTGTTCTAGACGGCAAAGCACCTAAACCACAAGCTGAAAAGCAAATGGTTAGTGAAAGTCGTGTAGCTGTTACTGGTAACAAAGAAGAAAAACAAGCAACACCTGCCGAAGCAGACAATAGTAATATCGTCGAACTCCGCAAGTTAGCTGGCTTGAAATAAAGTACTAGAGGAGACTATAAAATGTCAGACGTACTATTAGAAAGCCGTTGGGACGAAACTAAGGACGCTCTACTTGAGGGTCTAGACGGAACTCGTCGCGGCGCAATGTCAACTGTTCTCGAGAACACACGACGTTATCTCTCTGAAGCTGCATCAAGCGGTGCAACTGCTTCAGGCAACATGGCTACACTAAACAGAGTTATTTTACCTGTTATCCGACGTGTAATGCCAACAGTTATCGCCAACGAAATCGTTGGTGTTCAACCAATGCAGGGCCCAGTAGGTCAAATTCACACACTACGTGTTCGTTATGCAGACAGCGTAAACTCAACAGCGAGTTCACCTTTTGACACAGACACAACAGCTGGTGATGAAGCACTTAGCCCATTCAAAATTGCTACAGCATATTCCGGTTCTACAACAACTGGTAAAGCTGATAATACAGCAGCTAAAGAAGGTGGCGGCGGAAGCAAAATTTCCATCCAAATCCTCAAGCAGCCTGTAGAAGCAAAAACACGTAAGCTACAAGCTCGTTGGACTTTTGAAGCAGCCCAGGACGCACAGAGCATGCATGGTATCGACGTAGAAGCCGAAATCATGGCAGCACTTGCCCAGGAAATTACCGCTGAAATCGACCAAGAGGTTCTAGGTTCACTTCGCTCACTAGCAGCAACAGAAGAGACCTTTAACCAAGCAGCAGTTAGTGGTACAGCTACTTACGTTGGTGACGAGCATGCAGCTCTTGCAGTACTAATTAACCGTACAGCAAACAAGATTGCTCAGCGCACACGACGTGGTTCTGGTAACTGGGCCGTTGTTTCTCAAGAAGGCCTTACAGTTCTACAGAGTGCAAGCACTAGTGCTTTTGCTCGTACAACAGAAGGTACTTTTGAAGCACCAACAAACACTAAGTTCGTTGGTACACTAAACGGCGCAATGCGTATCTATGTAGACGGTTATGCAAATGACAGTCAAGCAGTTCTAGTTGGCTACAAAGGTGGAAGTGAAACCGATGCAGCAGCTTTCTACTGCCCATACATTCCACTAATGAGCAGTGGTACAGTACTAGATCCAGATACATTCGAGCCAGTAGTTAGCTTCATGACACGTTATGGTTATGTAGAGCTATCTAACACCGCATCATCACTCGGTAACGCCGGTGATTATCTTGGTGAGGTTGCAATGTCAAACATTAGCTTCAGCTAATAGTTGGATTATAGAACCAAACAGATTTGGGAGGCTTCGGCCTCCCATTTTTGTGATAAATACAATATCAGCTAAGACTGATTTATGCGGTATACCAACCGCGTAGTGGGATAGAACCCTCATAAGGAGAAACAAAATGGGAAGACCAATTAAAAGCGCAGAAACAGTAGGCGGAACATCAAAAGTAGCGGCTGCTAACACTGCATTACCAATCGGTTCAAGTGGCCTAAGTGGTAACCAGATGATTATGCAGGCATTTGTAACAAGTGGAAGTGCCAATGCTACTACTGAAATTATCCAAAAAGGTAACAAGAAGTTTCGTGTCACTACTTCAGACGGCACAGAAACTTGTGTATTGACCGCAGTAGTGCAAGGTTCATTAGCAGCAGCACAGTGTCAGATTACTGGTACAGATAGTGCAGGTGGTACTTACTTTGCAAGTCAAATTACAGGACGTCACTTTGTAGTTGGTGCTCTAGGCACAGGTTCACAATTTGCAGTAGGTGATAAAGCATTGCTTGTTGCATCAGGACCAGTGGAAAATGTAAGTTTATCCGTACCTAACGGTTAATACTTGACACTTGACATCATTAAAGGGTTATTGTTATAATAAACAGTAACCTTTTTTTGTGGAAAAAATGAAAGAATTTGCATTTATATTAGGAAATGGTAAAAGCAGACTTGTGTTTACGCCAGAAGACCTAAGTAAACACGGATCTGTATATGGATGTAATCGTATATACCAAGAACACGATGTAGATGTTCTTGTAAGTACTGACCCAGGAATGACACAGGAGATTATTTCTACTGGATATCCTGATAACAAGATACACTACACAAGAGAGAAAGAAATAGCTTTTGGCGGTACAAGCAAAGTACTAAATCCATTATGGTCTGGATTTAGCTCAGGGCCTAATGCACTAGCTCAAGCATGTCAAGATGGATTTCCCTACTGTTTTTTAATAGGCATGGACTTAATATCTGATACAAGCTATGTTAACAACTTGTATGCTGATACTAGAAATTATAAAGTTAGTACTGACAAACCTACATTTTCATTGAACTGGGAAAAGCAAGTGTTAGAAATACTACAGTATTATCCTAACACACGAGTTATACATGTAAACCCGCTATTACATTACACTCCAGCAGCATGGTTAGACTTATCAAACTGTGAAACAATGACAGTAGACCAGTTCAGGGCAATGATAAATAATTAAAATACGTATTTAGGTGTAAGAATGGCTAGAATTGAACGTGTAACTGGAAATTTAACTCTTGACCCCACTGGCGATTTGGTCGTTTTAAGTGATGTTAATATTACTGGCGACTTAACTGTCACTGGTGCAACAGCTACTATTACCACTACTAACACTGCTATTAAAGACAGACAGATTGTTTTAAATGATGGTGAGACAGGTACTGGAGTTACAGGAAGATATGCCGGTTTAGAAATTGAACGAGGCAGTACTGCTAATAGCTTATTTGTGTTTGATGAAAATGATGACAAATGGAAAGTAAGTACTGACGGCGGTTCAAGCTATAATAATCTTATGGTCACTAGTACATCTGGTTTAACACAAGTTGTAGACGATACATCACCACAACTTGGTGGAGACTTGGATGTGCAAGGTAATAATATTGTTACAGCTACTAGTAACGCAGATATTAACTTAATACCTAACGGCACTGGCAGAGTATCAGTAGAAGCTCCAGTAAAACTTAATGATCAATCAGTAGCACCAAGTTCAGTTGTTGGCGCAACATTAATGTATGCTGGAACACAAGGCGGTGGCGGGACTGGTATTTATTTTAACGATAGCGGCACAGTAGATGAGCTTGTGAGTAAAAGCAAAGCTATCGTTTACGGATTAATTTTTTAAAGGAATAAAAATATGGCAATATCGCAAGCAACATTAGGAACTGGTGCAACCACAATATTTACTTCAAGTGGAAGTAATGCAACCACTGCTATGTTTTTTATGAATGATAACGTATCAGCTAGGACACTTAATGTTCATGTTGTTCAAAGTGGCGGAACTGCAGGTACTACTAACCAAATCATCAAAGCAGTTAACATTGACGGTGGTGACACATACGTTATTAACACTGAGAAACTGGTACTAGGAAATGGTGATACTATACAAGCAAGTGCCAGTGCTGGATCTAGTATCTATGCTACAGTTAGTCATGTGAGTATCTAATGGCTGGATTTGTAAAAACAAAGAGTACTGCTGACGGTGGTTCTACATTAAAACAATCAGAGCAAGCTATTACGATTCCAACAGGCGGTACAGCAAATAGAACATCAGCACCAGTTGCTGGAGAATTTCGCTTCAACACAGATTTAAGCAAAATGGAATTTTATGACGGAGCAGCATTTAAAACTATTCCATTTCAAGGAACTTCAGCTATTACACAAGATTCATTTACTGGCGATGGTTCAACAGTAGCATTTACTATGAGTACAAGCGTAACAGGTAACCAAGAGCAACGTGTAGTTGTAGCAGTTGGTAATGTTTACCAAAATCCAGCAACTGCATATACTGTAGTTGGTACTACTATTACATTTACTAGTCCACCAGGAAGCAGTGAATCTATTGTTGTTATTCATGGTTTAGACAGCAATGCTGCAACAACTAGCGTACCTTAATACACATTTTCCCTAATGTATAAATAACTATAATACAAACCCTGGCACCTTGGATTGTAAATGGTGTACGCAAGATAGCGAAAGGAATCTAAATATGGCTATTAGTCGTATTGGCGGTAGAGCATTAAAAGCAAACTTAGAACGAGACTCCAATCTTGCGTTTAATACAACAACATTAGTAGTAGATTACACAAATGGAAGATTAGGTGTAGGTACTGCTTCTCCTTCCCAAACTATAGATATAACTGGTAGTGCTAATATTAGTACAGCATTAACTGTGGGCGGACTACAGCTTAAAGATAACAATATTACTACTACTCGTAGTAATGATAATTTAATTCTTGATGCAAGCGGTACAGGAAAAATTAAATTACTTGGTGATTTAGTTATTAATGATGGACTTGCCATCAGTGCTATTCTTGATGAAGATAGTTTTTCTACAAATAGTGCTACTGCATTGGCTACTCAACAAAGTATTAAAGCATATGTTGATGCAGCGGCCGCGCCAAATGGTATGCAAGTACAGTTAGGAACTTCTACTGATTCTAGTGTAGTAGATGGAGCAATACAAAGTCTAACTACGACAACATATGTTACAAATGCTATTGATGAATTAAATGAAGGACTAGAGAACGTCCGTGCTGATACTTTTGTTAAAAGTACAACATTTACGGCAAATACAACCTCAGGACCTGCTGGAACGGCAGTTACGTTAACAATTACAAGCGTTGGTAATCCAAACAGATATGATATCACTTGGGGTGATGGAAATTCTACATCAGGTACTACAGATAGTACCCCAACTCATACATATTCATCTAATAGTGGAAGTCCTTTTGATGTAACAGTAAGAGCATACAATAATGGAGGCAGTGGCACTGGTAGTGAAGCAAGTTTAACAAGAACAGATTATATAACAATCTATACTGCAACCCCCGTTGTGGGATTTGGTTTCTATAGAGCAAGCTCAGGTGGTAGTGTACTTTCAGGTAATGATATCTATGTTGTTGAAGGTAATAGTCTTTATATGGCAAACACAACAACAAACATTGGTGGAGCTACGGTAGACTATACTATGAATTGGGCTGATGGATCTAGCAATGATGCAATAGCTAATGATAGTGCAGCAGGTGGTACTGCCGGTGCAAGATTATCTCATTCTTGGGGAGCAGGTACAAATAGTGGTACTGGACGAGATACTACTACATTAACATTGAACAACCATAGCACTGCCGCTCCAGCTGATATTCCTGCTAATGGTACTGTATCATTAAAGGTTTATGATGATTTTCCTGCGGCCCCAAATAATTTAAGTTCAAAAACTATAGCAATGAATGCAACAACAGGAACGAGTCCAAAACTTTGTTCTGGTTTTACTGAAAACGTTGACGGTTCTCCAGATTATGAGGCAGGAGATACTGTTAACAGAATTACAACAGTTGATCCTGTTAGAACTGCATCACAATCGACTTTCTGTTACAATGCCGCCGCCGGTGTATTAACAGCATTAGTAAATGGAGTTGCCGACGGAGCCATTACCATGTCAGGTAGTGATAATAGCGGTACAACAACAAGTTTAACAATAGAATCAGAGAGTGATTATAATTTATTAGATGCAACTGGAGCAGCTACTTCTTTTGCGTCAAGCATTTATTATCCAGCTCTTTATTCTGGATTTAAGGCAATTATTAGTAAAGCAACTAGTGGAATTAGCGTAGGTGTAAACAGTTTTCAATTACAGTCTACATCACCATCTCTTGTAAGAACAAACGATTTAGAATTTGTTAAAGATGATGTAACAGCAACACCAACAATTTCAGGTGCAGGAACATTAGCAGAAGGAACAGCAGGAACTAAACTATACATTTCAGGAATACCTTATTATTCTGATTCTGGCACAGCACCAAGTTTAAATTTAACTGGAGTTACAGTAACTAACTTAACTGGCCAATGTTACTCTGATGTTTCTAATCCAGTTGAAGTTGACGCTGATTCTCGATTAGAAGGCAGTGCAGGTTCTGCAATAGCAAATTTAGATTTTACATATGCAAATATTGACGGTTCATCAACTATGTTAAGCAGTGGAACACCTACTGTTAACGTAGGAGTTTCTTCAGCATATACACTTGGCACTCTTGCTGTTCCAGTTACTACATCAGGTTCAGCAAAAACAGTTAACGAAATTAAAATAAGAGCAAGAAATT